CGGCCGCCGAGCTCGAGGCCGAGGTTGCGGCGGTGCGGTGGGTGCGCGACTGCGCCACGGCGCTCGGGGGGCGGTGCCCGACGCTGCTCTACGCGACCGACGACGAGCAGCTGCGCACGTGGGCGCGGGCGGTGGTCGACGCGGCGGGGACGTACGAGCCCGACGATCTGCTGGCGGTGCTGGCACAGTGCCGGTCGGGCGTCGGCGTCCCGGCCCGGGTCGAGATCGCCGACCTGCTGGGCCTGCTGCGGGGGTCTCGGGCGGCCCGCGGACGGGTCGCCCGCGACGACGCGGCGCTCGAGCGGGTGCGCGGGTGGCGGCGCACCGAGGGCGCGGCGGCCCGCGACGCCTGGCGCGCGGTGGGCTGGGCGCGGGGCTTCGGGCTGCTCGACGGCGCCCCGCTGGCGGCGGTGATCGAGCGGGCGGCGTCGCCCGATCCGGGCGCGGCGCTGGCGCGGACGCTGGGCGTCGAGCGCGGCGCGCAGGTCGGGGCCCTCGTGCGGCTTGCGGGGCAGGTGCGGGTGGCCCTGGAGCGGGTCGCCGAGGCCGAGCGGGCGGCACAGGCGCGGCTCGCGGCGGCCGAGGATGCGGACGAGCGGCGGGCGGCTCGGCGGGGTCTGGACGACGCCCGCGCCGAGGGGCAGCGTATGCGACAGGCGATCCAGGCGCGCGCGGAGGCGCGGTGCCAGGCGATTGCGAGAGGCCTCATTACGTGGTGAGCGAACGGAGGAACGACATGGAGAACGACAACAACCAGACCTTGCGTCAGCGCGTCGAAGCGCTCGCGGCCAAGCTCCTGAGCGACGAGGACGAGAACGCAGTCGAAGCACTTGAGCAGGCCCACGCCGCGATTCGCACCGGGTCGATGCAGACGGCGCACTACGACAGGCAGAAGTCGGAGGCAGAACTCCGCATTGACCTGTGCCGAGCTGCGGGGCGCTTCGCTCTGTATCGCTGGGCGACGAACATGCGCGCACAGGCGACGGGCGGTGCGGCGCGGTGAGGAACGACATGACGACGGACGAACAGCGACAGGACCAGGCGCGCGTGGTGCGCGAGATGGTGCAGCAGACGGAGCGCGAGGCGAACATCGGCGGCATGCTGATGGCGCTGGACGTGGCAGCCTCGCGTGAGACGGCGCTGGGCGCGGTGCATCGGCGCGTGGCGTGCGAGGCCATCCGGTGGCCCGACGACGAGGTGCGCCAGACTGCGGCGCGGGAGGCGTTCCTGGCGTGGGCCAGGGCGCGCGACGAGGCCACGATCGCGCGGGTGCGGCTCGACGTGTTCCGGGCGATGGCCGCCGACGTGGCGCGCACGGGAGGTGGGTCGTGACCGACCGCGAGACGATGCACTGCCTTGTTCAGCTCACGAGCGACGAACGGGCCGCCCGCGCGATGCAGGCGGCCGACCTCACGGCGCGTCGGGCCGACCTGGAGCTCGCCGACGCGCACGCGAAGGAGTGCGCGAAGGAGGACGCGACCAGGCGCGCTGTCGAGATCCGGCGCCTGGCGCTGGACGCCAGCGTCGCGGCCCGCGCCGCGGCGTCGGGGTACGAGCACCGCGAGGTCGAGGTCCGCTGGGAACTTGAGGGCGAGCACATGATTGCGAGGCGCGTCGACACCGGCGAGCGGGTCGGCGCGCGCGCGGCGACGGCGGCGGACCGGCAGGTGACGATCGGCCAGGCGCTGCGCGAGGAGCGCGTGACGATGCGCGTCGAGTTCCCCGAGGGGGCGCTGGTGGGCGATGCGTCGAGGCTCATCGAGGGCGCGATCGAGCGGGCGCCGAAGCGGTCGCCGAGGAAGCGGGGCGCCGGTGGCTGAGCACAACGAGCTGGCGCCCGACGAGCTGCGGGCGATCCGGCAGGAGCACACCGCCCGCATGGCGCGCGTCGCCGAGGCGCGGGAGGCGGCCGACCTCGTGCGGCGGTGGGAGCGTGGCGGCCGGCGCTCGGCGGAGGCGCGAGAGGTGCTGATCGCCGTGGGGCAGGCGCTGGGCGTGATCGCACGCGACCCGCCGCGTGAGGCGTGACGCGCGTGGTACACTGAAGCATGGCCGCGAAGAAGCCCAAGCGCAGCCGTGTGAAGGCCGCGAAGGCGCGCGCGGGGCGTCGTCGTCCCGAGGGCGTGCCCGAGTCGGAGATGGTCCGGCTCCCGCCCGACACGCGCGCCGAGCACACTGCGGGGCGCCCGTCGCTGCTCACCGATGCCGTCGCCACGACGATCTGCCGGTTCCTGCGCGGGGGGATGTCGAGGGGTGGAGCGGGAGCCAAGGCGGGCGTCGACCGGAGCACGATCGCCGAGTGGATTCGTCGAGGCGAGGGGCGCGAAGCGACGCGCCCGGGGAACGAAAGATTCGCGGCATTTGCAGCGGCGGTGCACTCGGCCGAGGCCGATTCCGAAGAGATCATGCTTCGTCGGTGCCTGGAGTCGACCGACGGCCGCGTCCAGCTCGCGCTACTCGAGCGCCGCCACCGCGCCGACTGGCAGGCGAGCCAGCGTGTTGAGGCTGCGCTGAGCGTCGACACGACGTCGCTCCGCGAGATGGTACAACGCATCGCCGACGCCGTGACTGCGCCCGACGACGAGCCATGAGCCTGTCTCTCGCCGAGCAGATCGCGCGGATGCGCCCCGGGCCGCGCCGCGACCGCGCGATGGCGATGCTCGACGATTTGCCCGCCGAGGCGTGGTGGGGCGTGCTGCGGCGGCCGGAGCAGGCGTGGCCCGCGGGCGCGTGGGCGACGTGGCTCATCTGCGCGGGGCGCGGGTGGGGTAAGACACGCACCGGCGCCGAGGCGCTTCGCGAGGCGATCCGCGATCTCGGCTACCGGCGCACCGGGATCGTCGGGCGCACCGCGGCCGACGTGCGGGACACGATGCTCGAAGGCGTGTCCGGCCTGCTGAAGCTGCCGGGCGACTTCCGGCCGCGGTGGGAGCCATCGAAGCGCAGGCTGACGTGGCCGAACGGCGCGATCACGCAGACCTACTCGGCCGACGAGCCAGACCAGCTCCGCGGCCCGCAACACGACCTCGTGTGGGGCGACGAGGTTGCGACGTGGGACCGCGACACGTGGGACCAGGTGTCGCTCGGTCTCCGCGTCACGCACGCGCTCGGGCCGCGGGCGATCCTTACGACGACGCCGCGCCCGCTGAAGTGGCTGATCGAGATGGCCGCGGAGCCGACGACGCGGGTCACCGTCGGCGCGTACAGCGAGAACGCGGCGAACCTCGACCCCGAGTTCCGGCGCCGCGTCGAAGCCCGGTACGCGGGAACCGCGCTCGGTCGCCAGGAGCTCGAAGGCATCCTGAGCGCCGAGCGCCAGGGCGCTTTGTGGACGCGCGCGTTGCTCGACGCGGCCCGCGCCGCCGAGGCCCCGCCGCTCGTGCGCGTCGTCGTGGCTGTCGACCCCGCGGTGACGGCGACCGAGGGGAGCGACGAGACCGGCCTTGTCGTGGCGGGCGTCGATCGCGCCGGTCACCTGTGGGTGCTTCGCGACGCGAGCGGGCGGATGAAGCCCGAGGCCTGGGCGCGTCGCGCCGTCGAGCTGTGCCGCGAGCACCGCGCGGACCGGATTGTGGCCGAGGCAAACCAGGGCGGCGACATGGTGGCCGCGACGATCGCCGCCGTCGACCGCGCCGCGCCCGTGCGCCTCGTGCACGCCACGCGAGGCAAGGCGGTTCGCGCCGAGCCGGTGTCCGCGCTGTATGAGCAGGGCCGCGCGCACCACGTCGCCGCGACGCCCCGCGCGTTCGAGACGCTTGAGGACCAACTTTGCTCGTGGGCGCCCGGCGACGCGAAGTCGCCCGACCGGCTCGACGCGCTCGTGTGGGCGGCGACCGACCTTGTGATCGCGTCCACCGCCGTCGGGGCGATGGTGCCCGCCTCAAGCGACACGGGGCGCGACGCGTCGCCCTGGGCGCGGTAGGCTGGCGCCATGGCCCCGCCGCGCTCCGTCGCCCGTCGTGACCGCGAGCTCGCCGCCCGCGCCGCCCCGCTCCGCGCCGCGCTCGTGGCGTGGTCGCGCGCGTGGCTGGCTCGCCAGCGGCCCGGCATCACCGCGCGGGGCTACGAGGCGACGAAGGCCCGCGGTGACGTGTCCGACCTCGCGCGCTTGCTGCGGCTGTTCGGGCTTGCCCGGGCAACCGACGCCGCGGGCGAGGAGATCGGCGGGCTTATCCGCGGCGACCGCGCGCCCGCGCTGGCCGAGGCCGGGCGGCTCGTCGCCGGTGCCACGCGATGGGTCGACCTAGCCACCGAGATCGAGGGCACGATGCGCGCGCGCCTGGCCGATGCCGTCGGGTCGATCATCGCCGACGCCGCGGCCCGCGGGCAGACGGTCGGCGACGTCACGCGGCGGCTCGCTACCGAGATCCGCGCGGCGCCGCGCTCACCGGAGGACGACGACGAGCGGGCGATCCTGTCGTGGAGTCGCGCCGAGACGATCGCCCGGACCGAGATGGGGCGCGCGGAGAATCAGGGGCGGCTGGCTGCGTACGAGGCCACGGGCGTGGAAGAGCTCGAGTGGATCGCGTACAGCGACGGACGCTCG